CAAGCATGTCGTCGGTCACGACGGCACGCGCGCTGAAGTCATCGCCAAGCACGAAGCCGAGACGCGCGCCAATCCCGAACTGATGGCTCTCATCCACACGCTGCGTGGGCGCGATCTCCTGTGTTTTTGCAAGCCGCTCGCCTGCCATGGCGACTGGATTTGCGAGGAGGCGAATTCCTGATGAGCGCCCGCATCACACTCGACGGAATGACGTTCGGAAAGTGGAGTGTCATCCGCCACCTGTCGAATGGTGTGTGGTCCTGTCGCTGCGAATGCGGAACCGTGCGGGGTATCCCATCGTGGGGTCTCCGCACTGGTCGCACAACGTCATGTGGATGTGCTCGTCCAGAGTTGGTGCGTGAAATCCGCACCTCTCACGGCATGAGTCAATCCGCAGAATATGGCTGCTGGAACAACATGCGCCTGCGCTGCACCAATCCGAACGACAAGGTGTTCAAGCACTATGGCGGGCGCGGCATTTCAGTGTGCGAGCGGTGGGAGTCATTTGAAAATTTCATCGCCGACATGGGGAAGCGCCCAAGCGCAGCGCACTCAATTGAGCGTGAGGACGTAAATGGAAACTACACCCCTGACAACTGTGTATGGGCGACGCAGCGTGAACAGGCGCGCAACCGGCGTAACACTGTCTACATCGAGCACGAAGGGGTCAGCCGCAAGCTCATCGAAGTAGCCGAAGAGACTGGTGAGAAATACGGAACGCTTCTCGCCCGTGAGTCAAGAAAGGTTATGTCATGCGCGTCGTAGTAGCCGATCTTGAGTCTGATGGATTTCTTGATCAGATGACACGGGTCCACTGCATCTGTGCGCAGATCGTGGAGAACGGTGTCAAGTCACAGGTGTTTCGCTACGTCGAAGACGAGATAGGCGACGCGCTGGCGTTACTGTCGAGTGCGGACATGGTGGTGTTCCACAATGGCGTCTCGTTCGATCTTCCCGCCATCGAAAAAATCTACGAGTGGGAACTGCCGGAGACGGTTAAGGTCCGCGACACGCTCGTCATGTCGCGCATGATCAAAAGCAACATAAAAGAAAATGATTACAGGCAATACGAAGGCGGCCTCCTTGAAGGCAAGCTGATCGGCACGCACAAGTTGGATGCGTGGGGTCAGCGGATGCAGATGTGGAAGGGCGACTACGCCAAGGTGATGGAGGAGCGCGCCCGCGCGCAGGGCATCTCCGATCCGGAAGGCATCCGCGAGTTCGTGTGGGGCACCTACAACGAAGAGATGGGAGCCTACTGCGAGCAAGACGTTATCGTAACGATGAAGCTGTTCGAGGAACTGTCGAAGATCGAATGGTCGGACGAGGCCATGCGTCTCGAACACCGCATCCATCACATCATGTTCCAGCAGGAGCAGTTCGGTTTCCAGTTCGACTCGGAGAAGGCGCAGGACCTCGCGCGCGAACTGACTGTCGAAGTGGAGGCGCTGAACAAGGAATGCGTCGATCACTTCGGGCGCTGGTATGCGCCAAAGAAGAAATACAAGCTCGCGCCGCGTGAGCATTTTGGTGAGGACGACAGCCGCAAGATGTGGGCTGAAGTCACGATCCCGAAGCGCGATGTCAAATATCAGGACGTGAATCGCGGCACCTATACGATGGACGCACCGTTCTGCGCCATCGAGATCAAGGACTTCAATCCGAACTCTCGTCCGCAGATCATCGACCGTCTCCAGACCATCTACGATTGGGAGCCGGTTGACTTCACGGAGAAGGGCAACCCGGAAATCTCCGACGACGTGCTGCGCCCGCTCGCCGCGTCGATTCCGATCTGCGGCGATCTCGCCGAACTGTTCTTCCTGACCAAGCTGCTGGGCCAGTTGTCCACCGGCAAGCAGGCATGGCTCGGCGCGGTCAAGTCCGACCAGCGCATCCACGGCTACGTCAACATCGGCGGCACGATCTCCGGACGCGCGTCGCATCTGTCGCCGAACATTGCACAGGTGCCCAAGGTCCAAGTCGCCGACGTGATGTCGAAGGAAGGGGGCTACAACAAGAAGGTCATTGACAAGGCGACCGGACTTCCGCTCGCCGACTGCTTCCTGCCGAACGGCGACCCGAAGAAGAAGATCATCCTGAAGGGCCGTCGCGGTAAGTTCGGCTTCGAATGCCGTTCGCTGTTCACGGCTCCGCCGGGCTGGTGGCTCATGGGCTGCGATCTCTCCGGCATCGAGTTGCGCTGTCTCGGCGCGCGTCTCGCCGAATATGATCAGGGCGAATACCTCAAGATCATTCTGGATGGCGATCCCCACTCCAAGAACCAGATCGCGTTCCAGCTTGATTCGCGCGACAACGCCAAGACCTGTCTTTACGCCATCATGTATGGTGGCGGAGACCTGAAGGTCGGCTCCATCGTCATGCCGCCCAGCGCCACCGCCGATGCGATGCGCGTGCGCGGGAAGCAGTTGAAGGCGAACCTTCAGTCGGGCATCCCGGCGTTCGGCGCGCTAATCAAGAACATCGGCAAGCAGGCGCGTAAGAAGTTCCTGATCGGCCTCGACGGACGCAAGCTCTGGGTCCGCTCGGCGCACGCTGCGCTGAACCTTCAGCTTCAGTCCGACGCGGCGCTGATCGCCAAATTGTGGGTCATATTTTTCTACGATGCAATGCTGGAAGCTGGTTACGAATGGGGCCGTGATTGGGGCCTGTGCGCGTGGGTCCACGACGAAATTCAGGCAGCGTGCCGCACGAAGGAAATCGCCGAAGCCGCCGCCATCATCTGCAAGCGCTGCGCCCGCGAGGCCGGTGAATATTTCAACTACGCCGCACCTGTCGCTGCCGAATCCAAGATCGGCTTCGATTGGGCATCCACTCACTGACGAGGACACCATGAACGAGAATGCCAAGAGAAAAGTTGTTTGGTCTCATCTGGCGCTGATGCCGGTCTACGAGACGCCGTGGAAGTCAACCACAAATGGACTCGCACACCTGCTCGTGCTCGTCCGGGAGAACGGATTCGTGGAAACCTTCGTCATTCAGGAGGACGGAAAAATCAAATTCATCGACGACACGGACCCAATGCTATGATCATCAACCTCGACCTGATCAACGCCGGCTTCGAACTGTTCGGCGGCGCGTTCGTCGCGCTGAACTGCTGGGACATCTGGAAGAAGAAGGCGGTCGCCGGGGCGACCCTGACCGCCATGGGCTTCTTCACGTCATGGGGCGTGTGGAACCTCTTCTACTATCCATCCATCGGGCAGTGGTGGAGCACGGTTGGCGCATGGGGCGTCATGCTGGCGAACGCCATCATGATCGGCCTGATTGTGAAATTTCGCGAAAAGAAGCGTTAATATTCTTGACATCATTAACCAGTGGCGTTAAGATTACCAACATCAGAACAGACCAGAGACAAGGAAATCGACAATGCTGAAATGGTGCGCCTTCGCGACGATCCTGCTCGCCTTCGCCAAAATCTGGCTCCCGATCCCGTGGCTCGCAGTGTTCATCCCGCTCCTCGCGTGGATCGTCCTCTTCGTCATCGTCCTCATCCTGTCCTTCTTCGGCGTCGCGATCCTCGCGGTCGCCGCCTCGAAGAAGTGAGCGGCTGATGTCCCGCACTTGTCCGCGATGTGGAGGACCTGTGCCGCAGACCAAGCGCGCACACGCGATCTACTGCTCGGTCAAGTGCCAAGCCGCCGCGCACGGACAGCGACACCGGGACGCCAACAAGTCAGAGATCATCGAGAACAGGCGGACCTACCGCTCCGAAAATGCCGAGAACTACCTGCTTTATCGCTCGCGTCATCGCGCGAAGGTAGCCGGCATCCCACACGACATCGATCTCTCCGACATCGTGGTTCCAGCGAGATGTCCAGTGCTCGGAATTCCCTTGATGTGGAACCACGGGATCGGACGACGAGGGTTTCATCCAAACTCTCCGTCCCTCGACAAGATCAAGCCGGCATCCGGCTACGTCAAAGGAAATGTTCGCGTCATCTCGGCACGGGCAAACCTTCTGAAAAACGATGCGTCGGTGGCGGAACTGGAAGCAGTCCTGCACGACCTGAAACAAATCGAGGTGCGCTAGTGTATATGTTGGTGTTTGATACCGAAACCACAGGCATCGCCAAGTGGACAGCCCCGTCGATCTCGCCGGAGCAGCCCAACCTCGTCCAGCTTGGTGCGCTGCTCGTCGATCTCGAAACCCGCGAGGACATCGCCGCCATTGACGTGATCATCACGCCCAATGGTGCATATGCGATCCCGGATGGTGCGGCGGCGGTCCACAAGATCACCACCGCGAAGGCGGAAAAGGTTGGCATCCTGCTGGAGAGCGCGGTGCTTCCGTTCCGCGATCTCCTCGCCGCCGCCGATCTGGTGGTCGCCCACAACATCAAGTTCGACAAGATCATCATGGAGCGCGCGAGCGCGATGGTAGATTTGTCCTTTGGTCAGCCGGTGCAAGACCTCTGGCTGCCGAAGAACAAGCTGGTCTGCACGATGCTGAAGTCCACCGGCATCGTCCGCAAGGCGTCGAAGCGCCCGATGCACAAGGGCGACTTCGGCTGGCCCAAGCTGCATGAAGCGCTGAAGCACTTCACCGGCGAGGACCTGCCCGGCGCGCATAACGCCATGGTCGATGTGATCGCGTGCAAGAAGATTTTCTTCGGGCTGGTCGATCAGACCGACGCCCTGAACGATCTTCTGTTCGACGAGGTGAAGCCGTGAAATCAAACATCGCACGAGAACTCGCGATCCCAGCAGGGAAGAAGCTCTTTTTCCACACCGTGCGCATCATCACGACGCGCAAGGACTACGTGGTCATTTACGAGGGCTATCAGTCCAAGAAGTGCTGGTTCAATGCCTTCCACGACTTGTGGGAGGAGATCAAGCAGCACGGGGGCATCACAGGGAAGAGACCGGGGGAGCCGGCAGGCATATTCGTGCCGACGGAATCGATCTTCGCCATCGAGACCATGAAGACCGAAGTCTACAACGAGGACGACCTGCTGTGACCGAAGCTCCCAAGATCGTCTTCCGCCGCAAAGGCGTCTCCGCTCCGGCGGCGGTCGTTCCGTCCATCGCTCCGGTGGACTTCGACGCCCTGTTCAACGGCTACATGGAGTCGAACCAGAAGACGTGGGGCCACGACCGCACCAAGACGCTCGGCGGCTCCGAGGTGTTCGGCTGCATTCGCAAGGCGTGGTACTCGCGCCACGCCACGGCGAAGGACGCCAGCTACAAGGACTCGTGGGGCGCAACGGAGCGCGGAAACCTGATCGAAAACCACCACGTCGTTCCGGCGATGCAGTGGGGATCGAAGAACCTCGGCTTCAAGATCGACTACATCGGCGCTGATCAGCAGACCCTTTTCTGCGACGGCGTTCCGATGTCGGTCACGCCGGACGGTCTCATCCATGGCGTGCCGCGCAACTGGCTTTCGAAATATGGCATCCCGGACATCAAGTCCGACTGCGTGATGTTCGAAATCAAGTCCATCGATCCGCGCGTGGACCTGTCGGAAGAGAAGGCGATCCATCACGGTCAGACCCAAATTCAGATGGGCCTCGTCCGCGAGAACACGTCCTTCAAGCCGCACTTCGCCGTGCTGCTCTACGTCAACGCTTCGTTCTTCGATGACATGTCCGTGTTCATCGTCGAGTGGGACCCGAAGAAATACGAAGTCGCCAAGCAGCGCGCTCATCACGTCTACGACACGGCGTCGCCTGATCTCCTCATCCGCGAGGGGCGCATCGACGGCTCCTGCACCTACTGCCCGTTCACGGAAGCTTGCCAAGCCACAATGGTGAAGGCGTTCCCGAAGGCGAAGGACGAAGACGAGACGCCGAAAGGCAAGAAGAAAAAGGCGACCGACTCCGCTCCGGAAGTGGTCGCACGTCTCGACGGTCTGATGGAACGTGCGCACGCCGCGCGAGCCAAGCTGAAGAAGGTCACGAAGGAAGACGCGCTGATCAAGGAGGAACTGAAAGGTGCCCTTCGCGAGGTCAACGAACGTCGCGCCAAGTCTGGCAACTGGTCGCTTTCCTACGGGATGCAGTCCGGTCGCTCGACTCTCGACAAGGACAAGATCGAACTGACGTTCAACGAGATTCAGGGCTTCGTGAAGGAAGCCGGTCTCGAAACGCAATTCGACGAGTTGCTGAAGAAGCTCGGATTCGGAGACGCGGAGCAGAACACGTTGCGCCGCGTGGACGACATGGAAGCGTTCATGAAGATCGGAGACTCCTTCGAGACGCTGCGCATGACGTTCACGGAACCTGACGCGGAGGAGTTGTGACCTGACGCGCTAGGAAAACTGACAATCACAAGCCAACAGGACAGGTAGGATCACATGAATGCATTGGTGAAAGCAGACACGCGCACGGCGCTGGCGACGAACGCCTACGATCCGTTCGCGCAGGCCGGCGAGGAGATGGGTGGCTCGAACGCCCAATATCTCAAGTTCAACGGCAACTCCGGCGAATTCACGTTCGGCGCGGAGCAGGAGGAACTCGTTGCGGGCACGAAGCTCGCGGTGGACATGAATTCGTTCCGTCGCGGCTTCATCTGCTGGAAGGACGAGAAGGTCGTGGACGAGCACATGGTGCGCGTCATCGACGGCGCGCCGAAGGACAAGTCGGAGCTTCAGGATCACGGTCCCTATGTGATCTCGGAAGACAAGAAGGAAGGCTGGGCCGATCAGGCTGCGGTCAACTTCCGCGACATCGCGTCGGGCAAGGAATACACCTTCAAGGTGTCGTCCGTCTCCGCGATCCGCGCGCTCGGCACGCTGCTGAAGGACTATTCGAAGGAATACAAGTCCCACCCCGGCGAGCTTCCGATCATCACGCTCGATTCGTCGAGCTTCATGCCGAAGAACAAGGCGTGGGGAAAGAAGTATTCCCCGAAGCTCGCGATCTCGGAATGGCTGCCGGAAGCGGACCTGATGGCGCAGCACGGCGACAGCGCCGCCGACTATGCCGGCGACGACGAAGGTTCGGAGGGCGGAGAGCCCGCCGGTCCGGAGATCGTCGAGCAGGCCAAGCCGACCGCCGCAACCGTCGCCGCCACGGGCACCGCGCCCGCCGCTGCCGGAGCGCCGCGCCGCCGCACCTTCTGAGTCCTACGGACATCAGTTCGAACAATACCTCGCCGGGTCCGACCGGCGAGCCCTTCCATTCGACTCCAATCACGAGGGCACCATGTTTCAGTTCTTCAAGAATCTCCTCTTCGGCAAGAGCCTGTCCGGCATCATCGCCGATCTCGAAAGCAAGCTCACCGATCTGAAGGCGCACGCCGCCGCGAAGTCGCAGGAAGCGTTCACGCACTTCGAAGCCAAGTCGGTCGCCGTCGCCGAACATCTCGAAACCATCTCCGGGCTGAAGGCAGATCACGCGGTCGTCACCGCGAAGCTCGACACGCTCGCCGCCGATGCGAACGCCGAGGCCATCTGCGCCAACGCCATCGCCGAGAACCTCTCCACGCTTCTCGTCGTCAAGTAAGCGGAAGGCAGGATCGTGTCGATAACCCTCACGCCGCAGCAGGACGAAGCCGTCGCCGCTTTCACCAAATGGTGGAAGGAGATTGGTGTCCACGCGAAGAACTTCAGCAACGACATCGCACCGTTCTTCATGCAGCACGGATATGCCGGCACCGGGAAGTCCACGATCCTGCCTTTCTTCATCCAGTCATGCGGGCTCGACCCGATGAAGGATGTCGCCTTCGTCGCGCCGACCGGCAAGGCCGCGAAGGTGATGACCAAGAAGCTTCAGGCGCAGGGCATCACGAAGCCCGCGATCACGATCCACAAGGCGATGTATCGCCCGAAGGGTCTGAAGTTCATCTCCATCGAGACGCAGATCAATGCGACCGTCAAGCTGCTCGAATCGGCTTCGGCGCAGGACCGCATCATTCTCCAGCGTACGATCAAGCTGCTGCACAAGGACTTGGAGCGCGCCTATTTGAGCACCGCTCCATCCTTCCAGTTGGACCCGGATTCTCCCACCATGCGTGAGTCGAAGCTGCTGGTCGTGGACGAGGCGTCCATGGCCGGAGAGCGCATCGCCGACGACATGCTTTCGTTCGGCACACCCATCCTTGCGATAGGAGACCCCGGACAGCTTCAGCCGGTCGGAGACAACCCCGGCTTCTTCACGCGCGATCCCGATCACATCCTCACGGAAATTCACCGGCAGGCGCTCGACAACCCGATTATCCGCGCCAGCATGGACATCCGTGAAGGGCGTCTGCTGCAATATGGAAACCACGGTGGTGGTGCCTTACGAGTCCTGACTCCGAAGCAGGATGATGTGACCTTCGACCAGAACCGCGACGTGCAGATCATCGTCGGCACGAACGGCAAGCGACATCGCATGACACGCGAACTGCGGAAGCAAGCGAACCTTCATGCCTGCGGTCCGACTGAAGGCGAGATGCTGATCGTCACGCGCAACAGCCGCACGCATCCGAACCTCGTCAACGGCACGATGCTGATGGTGACGCACGACACCGGCGATCTGAAGCAGGGTGACGTGACGTGCCGTGTCCACGGCGTCGATGAAGACAAGATGCCCTACAGCCTGACGGCAATCCAAGGAATCTTCGAGGAAAACTACCTAGGCGCAAACCAGTGGACGGCTCCGAAGGCGAGCGTCCGTCACGCCATGGAGCGCAAGGAAAACCACTGCGTGGATTGGGCTTACTGCATCACGACTCACAAGTCGCAAGGATCACAATGGAATGATGTGTGCGTTCACGACGAGTCGAACGTCTTCCGTGATCAGTCGAAGCAGTGGCTCTATACGGCGGTTACTCGCGCTGCCGAGACATTGACGGTGGTCACTGACAATGGACGTTGAAATCTTCAAGGCGGTGGCAGGATACGAAGGAAGCTACGAGGTTTCCAATCACGGAAGAATCCGGTCGCTCCTGAAAAACAAAATACTGAAGACGTGGCTGACTAACGGAGGCTACGAGCAGGTTCATCTCTATTCGTCCGGTAAACGCAAAGCGCATAGCGTTCACATCCTCGTAGCGGTCTAGTTCGTTGGTCCCGGTCTCGTCGGTGAAGAGGTGAATCACAAAGACGGAATTCGTCATCGCAATGTCTGGTCAAACTTGGAGTGGCTTACACATCGAGAGAATCAGCTTCATTCAGTGTCGATCTTGGGAACCAGAACCAAGGACACGTTTCGGGTCACTTCTCCAAGCGGGAATGTGTTTGAGACACAAAACCTTGGGCGCTTCTGTCAAGAGTACGGGCTGAACCGAGGGAACATGCGACACGTCGCCAATGGAAAGTTGGCGCACTCCAAAGGGTGGAATTGTGTCAGGATAGGAGACGTATCATGAAGCTCATCGGTATCGCTGGACGTAAGGGCTCCGGCAAGGACACGTTCGCCAAGCCGCTGCTGATCGACAACGACGGCGAATTCAATCTCGTCAAGTTCGCGGACGGCCTGAAGAACATGCTGCGTTCGCTGTTCCGCGACGCCGGCTGCGACGCCGAGACCATCGAAGAGATGATCGAAGGCAAGCTCAAGGAGACGCCGACCGACGTTCTGTTCGGCAAGACGCCGCGCGAAGCCATGCAGAGCCTCGGCACCGAATGGCGAAACATGATCAACGTCGGCTTGTGGCTCGGCATCACCGACCTGCGCCTGAAGAAGCTGGCGCGCGGTGGTGCGAAGGGCGTCATCATCACCGACGTGCGCTTTCAGCACGAGGTTGAATATCTGCGCAAGCTCGGCGGCACGGTGTTCCGCATCGTCGGCAACGTGAAGGACAACGAGTTCTCCAATCACTCGTCGGAGAAGTTGATCGACGAACTCGAAGTCGATGGTGAAATCTTCAACTTCGGCACCATCGACGAACTCTGGGACGTGGCTGGAGCCGTGTCCGACAGCGTTAACGGATCGAACATCTAACCAAGAGGGCGACATGAAAACTGACATCTGGACGCAGAAGCGAATCGTTGATTTCGGAGCCAAGCACTGGCAGGCCGAAGTGACAGTCTTCGAGGACGTGGTGAACACGTTGTCGCTGATCACCGGCATCGGCGACTCGCTGGTTCTTGGCAATCCCGACACTGGCGACAAGGAGCGCATCGGCGCTGCCGCCGTCGCGATCATCACCATCGCCGACCAGTTCGCTACGCAGGTCGCGTTCGCGCCGGAAGCCTCCTATGCCTACTCGGCGAAGGATGCGTTCGCGTCGCTGGTCGATTGCTTCGGCAAGCTGCCGCACTACGCGCTCTACTTCGACGACAAGACGCGCACGTTCAACGGCACCATCCTCGTCGTGGCGCAGGCGAACTTCAATCAGATGCTGTCGCATCTGGCGAAGCTCTGTTCGCTGCTCGATACCGATCTCCAGACCCAGATCGATGCGGTGATGGACGCCGCTGCGGTCGATCTGGAGTCGCTGTCATGAAGATGGCCGTCAACAAGATCGCCAAGTCGGTCGGCGAGCGCAACGGCGTCAAGATCGCCACGCTCGAACTCGAATATCCGCGCGCGGCGCTCGCCGAGTTCAACACCCACCGTGTGTTCACACGCAACGGGCAGTCGAGCCGCGCTGTCCCATTCAACCGCATGGTCGCAGCCCTGCGCGAGAACTTTCACCAGCCGCTCAACTGGCTGAAGAACCAGCCGGGCATGGTCGCCACGGAGTTCATGGACGCCACGGACGCCGCCGCCGCGCAAGCGATCTGGGAAGACGCGATGGAAGACGCTATCACCCATGCGTCGAACCTGAACGACCTGCACGTCTCGAAGCAGTACGTGAACCGTCTGCTGGAGCCGTGGATGATGACGCGCACGCTCGTCACCTCGACGAAGTGGGCAAACTTCCTGAAGCTGCGCAACCACAAGGATGCGCTGCCGGAGTTCAAGCTGCTCGCCGAGATGATCGGCGACGCGCTGGCGGACGACGACTACATCGAGCGCTCGCCCGACGAGCCGATGGGTGGCTGGCATCTGCCGTTCATCGAGCCGGAAGATTGGGACACCGTGCGCCACGCCGTGGTCGAAGGCGTTTACGAGGACCCGAAGGAGATTCCTGTCGATGCCTATCATGGCATCGGTCTCGGTCACTCCGGGATGCGCACGCTGATCATGATGTCGGTCGCGCGCTGCTGCCGCCTCTCCTACAAGACGTTCGAGGGCGCAACGCCAAGCCTCGATGCGGACTATTCGACGTTCGCCAAGCTCGCCACCGATCCGCTGCACGCTTCGCCCATGGAGCACGTTGCGTTCCCGATGCACGAGCGCAGCACGTCGGATCGACTCTCCCGTAATTTTCATGGCTGGATTCAGTTCCGCGCTTTGATGCCTAACGAGTCCGTCTCGGACTGAAAGGACCAACATGAAGTACGTCGGTATCGCTCTCCGCGTGGCGCTGGCTCTCGCCGCCGGTGCTGCCTTGTACGTCATCTACGTCGTGATGACAGCAGGGCCGGGGTTTTTCCTGTGAAGCTCCTCTTCGAAGCGAGCCTCGTCTTCCAACTCCACGAGACGGAAGATGGGCAACTCGTTCTGGGCGCGACCCTCGTCAGCGACGAGTTGAAGCCCGGCTCCTCATCGGCGTCCGTCGCATCTCTTGCGGCGGCGTCAGCCCTCCACCTTTTCCGCAACGGTGCCGTCGCACAAGCCGCCAAGGAACTCTTCAACGTCGAAATGAGCACAGGCAATGGCGCGCAAGCGGGACATGGAAGCACCTCCAAAGGCGGAACTGGAATCGCTGCGAACGAACGGTAAGAATCGCGACGAGATCGCGGCGCACTATGGCGTGTCGCTGTCTCGCGTGAAGCGCTGGATCGCAGAGCACGAGATCAAGCCGTCGCTCGCCCCACGCAAGAGCCATGTCATGGCGCGGAACAAAGCAGAGAAGCGCCGCGCGTGCGGCGAGGAGGATGGTCTGACGTTGATCGAAAAGGCGCGCGTCATCCTCGGCAAACGCATGTCGGAGGATTATCGCGGCTACCTGCTCGATGGTCGCCCGGTGCGCATCGATACGCTCGCCCGCGTCGCCGGATTGACCATCCCCGACGTGCCCTAATTTGGTGAGCCGCGACGTTAAGAATCTGGACATCAAACGCCATATAGGCTAAGATTCCAAACTTCTGACCCTACATCTTGGGGGTCACACCCCAGCATCAAGAACCCCATGCGCCGGATCGATTCCGGCGCAGTTTTTTGCTCGTCCGGAGAATGAAATGGCTGTCCAATCCCTGCGTGCGAAGCTCGTGCAGCATCGCACATACCTTCGCGCGATCAACGACGAAGGAACCAAGTTCGAGACGCCGCAAGCGGCGTTGGATCGCCAGATCGAACACCAGCATTATCTCTGGGAGAACGCCAAGAAGGCACAGTTCCACTTCCTCAAGGTGCAGGCGGAAGAGGCGGTCGCGCGCGGCAACGGTCCGCTCGCAGGCGAACTCTACAACAAGTTCGTCAAGAACTCACGCCTGAACCTGTCGGAGCTTGGCGAGCTTGCCGAACTCCGCGACCTGCTGGCCTCACGCAAGTGTTCGCTGTCGGGCCGAGTCAAGTGGATGGCGGGCACCAGCGTCATCAAGGAGCGCCCGGCGTCGGCGTTCAACTGCTCGTTCACCGACGTGGTGATCCCCGCCGATCTCGTGGACATCATGTGGCTGCTCTTGCAGGGCTGCGGCGTCGGATTCAAGCCGAAGCCCGGACTGCTGACCGGCTTCTCCAAGGAGATGGAGATCGGCATCATCCCGTCCACGCGCAAGAAGCGCGGAGGCCGTGAGAAGACCATAGAGACGTTCGACGGCACGACGTGGACGATCTCCTTCGGCGACAGCGCAAAGGGCTGGGCGAAGGGCGTGGGCAAGCTGACGGCCCATAAGCCGATGGCAAAGAAGCTCGTCATCGATCTCTCGCAGTTGCGCCCGGCTGGACAGCGCCTGCGTGGCTACGGCTGGATTTCGTCGGGCTGGGAGCCCTTCGCCGATGGCCTGATGATCATCTGCGACGTGATGAACGCCTTCGCCGGCAAGACCCTCGACGCCATCGCCATCGGCGACATCGTGAACGCCCTCGGAACCGTCCTGTCGTCGCGCCGCTCCGCGCAAATCTGGATGATGGAAGACGACTCGCCGGAACTCGCCGACTTCATGGTGGCGAAGAACCGCGACGAGAATGGCGACATCCTGTTCGGGCGCAAATGGCGCGAGCAGTCGAACAACTCCATCGGCTTCAACAAGAAGCCCACCAAGTCGTTCCTGCACGAACTGCTGAACAACGTGTTGAAGGGCGGCGAGCCCGGCCTTTACAATCTCGAAGCCGCCCGCATCGGCGCGCCGTGGGTCCAAGGCACGAATCCGTGCGGAGAGATCAAGCTTCCCTCGAAGGGCTTCTGCAATCTCGTGCAGGTCGTGTGGTCGCGCTTCAACAACGACTTCGATGGCCTGAAGCGCGCCACCTACATCATGGCGCGTGCGAACTATCGCCAGACCCTCGTTGACATGCGCGACGGCGTTCTTCAGCTTCAGTGGCAGGACAACAACAAGCTGCTGCGCCTGTGCGGCGTCTCGCCGACTGGCATCATGGGCTCCGATCTGGAGAGCGATCCGGTCAAGGTCGCCGCGCTGAAGATCGTCGCCGTCGATGCCGCCAACTCCATGGCGGATGAAGTCGGGCAGAACCGCCCGGCGCTCGTCACGCAGGTCCAGCCCGCCGGCACGTCCTCCAAGGCGCTCGGCGAAGAGGGCGATGAGGTTCAGGAAGGCGCGCATCTCTCGCCGTCGCGCTTCCTCCTGAACAATATCAACTTCTCGCGCCACGATCCCATCGTCGAGAAGGCACGCGCGGCGAACTACACCGTGTTTGATCACCCGACCCAGCCGGCGTCCGTCATCATCGCGATCCCCGTGGCGTTCCCCGCGTCGCCGTCATATCGCAAGGTCACGCTGTCGAACGGCGATGTCGCCGAGGTCACCACCGAGTCGGCTGTCACGCAGTTGGAGCGCTACCAAATGCTGATGACCCATTGGGTCCAGCACAATTGCTCCATCACCATCTCCTACGACTCGTCGGAGATCGACGACATCGTGAACTGGCTCTACGCGCATTGGGACACCTACATCGGCGTCTCGTTCATGCACCGCAACGATCCGACCAAGACGGCGGAGGAGCTTGGCTTCAAATACCTGCCGCAGGAAGCCATCTCGGAGGACCACTTCAACCGCTATCTGACGAGCCTGCTGCCCATCGATCTCTCGACGGACGGCGTGGTGGACGGCATCGACGAACTGACGGCCTGCACGGTCGGCGGTGCGTGCCCGATCAAATGACTTTCTGGCGTCAGGGTTGTTGACATCCACCCTGACGCCCGATAGGATTTCTGACATGAACCCAATCCTCTCCGACGACACCGACTTCAAATTTGAACTGGACCGCCGCGAGCGGGCGCGCATCCAGTTTTCGTTACGCAAGCAGCATGTGGTCTTCGAGATGGTCCGCATCACCACGCGGAACAACTTCTCCCTGACCATGACGCCGGAGACGCTGTTCTCTCTGTGCAAGCGCGACGGCGCGCCCATTCTGCGCTCGACCGTCCCGCGTCACACCCTTCCGCCTTTGAACTTCGATCCTTCGATCTACGCCATCTCCACCCGTGACGACGAGCGCTTCTGGTATCTCGCCGGGCTGGTCTTCATGGCGGGCAAGTTCTCGGACGACACGCGCCCCGCACGCATCCATCTACCAGTCGCCCGTGAATGGGAACTGACGCACCTGAAGGGCTTCCTCGAAGGCGTCCAATCACGCACGAACGCTCGCAATGGACACCGGCAGGTGCTGGAGGTGAAGATCACACGCGCCGGTCCACTGGTGACGCTGACCTCGCGCGTGATCGACCGCATCTTGGAGTCGCTGACGCTCGTCCAGCATAGCTCCTACCGAAATCCAGCGCGCTTCCCGGTCGAGAACGAATTCAACCTCCTGACGAACGCCGAACTGATCTCTCCGGAGACCCACGCCGCCTTCATGGCTGGCATCCTCGCCGGCAGCGAGATCGTTCCGGAAGGGCGCAAGATTGCCCACACCAACAGCAACGTGGTCATGATGCTTCACACCTTCCTGAAGGAGTTCGGCATCCCGACCGAGGTGAAGATCAATCCCTACGAGCCGGTGATCCTGCCGCAGAAGCGGCGAACGCTGCACATCCATCACCTCATCCTGTATCGCGAGCATTACACCAAAGTCCAAGCCGCCGGTCTGGCGTTCTGGGATCGCGATCTGCTGTTCGACGGTGGCAAGCAATCTGGACTCGACCTCTTCACCGATCCGATCCTGAAGATCGAACCGGCTGGCGTGCAGCGCGGCTTCGAGGTCAAAGGTCCGGGAGTGGGAACCTTCAATGGATTCGTCCTCGACCTGAACTTCACGCCGAACGAGATAGCCATGGACATCGCCAGCATGGAAGAACTCTTCGCCGACGTTTCCGATCCTGCTGCGGTGATCGCCGCCGCGCCCGCTCACCTCACCCACGTTCACGGAGCCGTATGATGCAGCCTCTCTATTACGAAATCTGGACACAGGACGGTTGCAGCTACTGCGACAAGGCGAAGAACCTCATGACCCGTTACGGGCTGAAGTTCCGAGAGATGAACCTGTCCGCCGAATACGCGAACGCCAAGGACGACTTCAAGCGGAAGTTCTCCACCGTGCCCCAGATTTACGCCGTGGACGTGCTGAAGAAGGAATTCATCGGCGGCTACGACGATCTGGTCACGCACCTCGTCGAGATTCCGCTGACCATCGAGTGTCAGCGCCTGTCGCCGACAGCAATCATTCCGACGCGCGGCTCCGCTGAAGCTATTGGTGCTGATCTTTACGCGAATCTCGGCATGGGCGAATCGATGATCATCCCGCCGAACGAGGTGAAAATAATTCCGACCGGCATTGCAATGAAGGCTCCGCCGGGCCATTACCTGCGTGTCGCGCCGCGTTCTGGACTCTCCGTGAAGGGCCTCGACACCATGGCGGGCGTGATCGACCGCGACTACCGAGGCGAGATCAAGGTCATAGTTGTTAACCACAACTACGAGAACCTTGAGATAAATCATGGTTCTCGCGTGGCGCAGGTGATTGCTGAGAAAGCTACCATCGTTCCCATCGTCGAGGTTGACGATCTGGGCAGCACGGCGCGCGGTGCAGCCGGCTTGGGCTCGACCGGACGTTAACTATCCGCACGTTGCAAAGTTGCATCATGCGACCGAATTGGGGCATTATAGCGCATGGACAACATCACGAAGAAGGCTCCCCTCATTACCATCGACGAAGCCGTTGCACGCTCCAAGGCTGCCGGCTTCCCGAACATGACCCGGCGGTGGTGGGAACGAAACGTCGAGCGCGGCGCGATCCAGTTCTTTCCGGGCGTGGTCGATTATCTGTCGAGTGCAGATGTCGATCTCATGATCGAGACCGTGCGTGCAGCAGGAGATGACGAATGATTATCGAGTTGGCTGCCGGCTACGGCGCGATGCGTTGCCTCACCGACGTGTGGGGTTGGGTCGCTCGCCGTAACGCCAACAATGCAGCGCGACTTGACGATCTCCGCCAGCAACAGCAGGCGCGCCAGCAGGGGCTCGTTCCAGTGCAGGGCAACAACGCCATCATGCGCGATCCCGGAACTGGTCGCTTTCAGCCTCGCCCGGACGGACGCGCACGGCAGGCGGAATACGAGCCGGCGATGTTCGATGATCACCCGAACTAGATCACCGACTTCGAGATCACCGTTCGCGGG